AATTACTGGCTTTATATTTTATATCTAGGACTTGTACTAAATAACTATTTCCTAGAGGTTAACATCAATTAGTACAAGTCTATTAAAAAGGGCGATTAGAAATTCTAACCGCCCTTTATTTTACGCTTTTACAATCGCAGCGTCAAATCCTGCCGATTTCAATTTTTCCTGCAAGGCAATAGCATTTGCTTTATTGCGATACGCTCCGACCTGTACACGATAAATAGAATCTTTATCACCTACGCTTGTCTCTGATCCAGAAGTTGCAGCATCGTCATCAGATGTGTTATTGGATGGTTCAATGTACTGCTGTCCGGTAATTCCGTAAACAATTGCACTTGCCATGCTCTTAAAGTCATACAGTGCTACATCGTCTTTATCATCCACGAAGCAACATTCAATCAGCATCGCAGGTGCTTTTGTGTGATTGAGCACGTAAAGCTTTTTGTTAATCTTCACACCACGATTTTTAAATCCAAGTGCTGCAATTGCTTTCACAATTTTCTCTGCAAATGGTTTTGCTTTGCTATTATCACTATAAATATATGCTTCTACACCTGTTGTCCGTCCGTTTCCAGACATATCCTTCGCACCTGCATTAAAGTGGATAGATACATCAAGATCAGCCGCATGAGAATTGCATTTACCTACGATGTTGCAAAGCACATTATTTGCACTTGTGCCATTGTCAACCGTACAGTCATACACGGTATGCCCAAGACCTTTTAACTGTCTGATAACCTCATTTTTAACATTTCTTGCTTCTGTTGATTCCCGGATGATTCCGATAGCTCCGCACGCTACTTTTCCGTCCGGGTTGTGTCCGGCATGTACGTTAATAACCATTCTTTTATTCCTCCTTCTTTTCAATATACTGCTTAAATAACTGGTGCAGTCCTGTGCTTGCTAAACCGCTGAATAAGCCACTTAATAAGATAGATGCTGTTATTGTCCATCCGTTGATCCAAATGGCTAAAAGCACACCTAATACCGCACAAATGGTAGGAATATACTTGTTGTCCACATCCTTTATCCATTTCTTCACGACATAGCCTACACAAAGGCAAATGCCTACGATCACCGGCACCATAAATTCTGTCAAAAATCCTAAATCTGTCATGTTTAAATCCTCTCTTTCTGCTTCAGATGAAGCTCTTCAATCTCGTTTTTCATCTTTGTGACCATTCCATTTCCGCCCAACGCATGATAGGCATTGTACATTTCCATAAAATTCTGGTAGGCATAGGATGGAATTTCTTTGAGCGCCATGTATTTATCATGGTACTCGATCAGTTGTACTCGAAGCAAAAGCATCGTTCCTCTGCTATTCGCATCTCTGTCTGACTTCTGATTTTTCAAAAGCCACACTATGTATCCCATAAATGCTGTCAGAACGATAGGCAAAGCAATCGTGTACGTTTCTTTTAACATCTCCATTGGATCATCTTCCTTTCTTTTGTATAATTCAATTATAATATTTCATAATAATTTTTTGTTCCATTTTACTTCGCATAACCAGAGTTTAAATAAGTTAAACGAAGGAATCGAATGGAAGCGTAACGATGAAGTGTTACAACGTGAAGATTGTGAAATCGCCTACATTGAATATACGAAATTTTTGTATAATAAATTACATGCAGAAGCAACCTTCAAACTTAATGCTAAACAGGCTATTTCTAAAGGAACAGATATCATAGTTGCTAAAATATCCGATTCGAAATTTAATCCTAAAATTACAGTAAAAGATATATCATACACCGGTATTGCTATTGGTGCGTTATATATCGAGAATGGGTATATTAAATATCGTCAGCTCATAGATACCATGCCTAAAGATTATACGATTATCTTTACAATCAGATGGGATTTATTTTAATTATTTCGTAAATAATAAAATCGAACTGTAAAGTCAACTTTTAATTCACTTTCCGTTAAATTTTTATACCTTACACAGCATGTGGTATTATCTTTGATAGCAGGAGAACCTAACATACCATGAGAATGTGCGTCTGAACTTCCGTAAGTTGCAATAATTGTAGTAGCAAGCGGTACATAATCCTTAAAATTTATTGGTGTATTATCACTTATTGAAATATCGCTATTTGGAAGCACGGTAACAACTCCAGTTCGTACATCATTAAATATCATTCCTTCGTTTAACTCACGTAAACTCTGGTTTACCTCATCAAATCCACCCTTGATCCTGTTCTCCAGATCATTCATCTCTTCCGCAGAAAAGGCATTTCCTTCTGCTGAGATCTGCCCCTCTGCTCTCGCTACGGTCACAAGTTCCGTGCTGCCGTCCTCATGTGTTAATTTTCTTCTGTTCGGGTACTCGGAAATACGATTCACCCATGTTTTTAAACTAAATGCCATGATAAAATCCTCTCTTTCTTATAAAAGTAATCCAATGCTCTGTCCGGCATAGATTTCTTCGCCTGCGTAATGGACAAAGTTTGAATTATAAACTTCATAAATGTCATGTAATATTCTCTCAATATCATTGATTTTCTGGTATGTGTTAATAGGTTGCTGCGGAACTTCCGGTGTCTCTACATACTGATAACCAGCATTCCGCAATGCTGTGGCGTTCTTTAAAAGACTGTCAAAATATGTTTTATCCGGATATGCAGGGAGATTGTCCTTACAAGTGACGAGCGATATATTCAGCAACTGTGCAATGACATAGCAGTTGTTTTCATTCCGCCTGACATCCGATAAGTTGAATGCGCCCTTCATCCCCTGCTGCCATTCCGTTTTTTCACTGTCTGTCATATTCTCCCAACCTATATCCCGAAGTGCCTGTACCCGGTCTACATCCGCCTGTGTGCGGTCATAAATAAACCACGGCAGAATATACTCGATCGTATTCTCGTAGGTACTCTTATTTCCTGCTTCATCATACATTTCAAGATATATATGGTATAAGCTGTCCTCTGCCACATCTACCGTTGCACGCCACTTCACAGGATATGCTTCATCCTGGATAAAAACTGTCTTAACACCATTTACAGTCCCGGCAACATAAGTGATGTCTGTTGACAGTTCAAAACTGATCGTTCCAGAAGCCATCAGCTGACCTCAACCGTGATTGCTACACTTGCACTTGTGCTTACCGGATTTGGTGTAAGTGTAATGCCTTTTAACACAGGCACCGTAGTATCAAGCTTGACGCTCAATGTAATGCTGGTAGTCTGTCCGGCTCCGTCTTTAGCCGTAACCACAATACTGTTCGTTCCCTCTGCAAGAGTAACCGCTTTTGAAAAGCTTCCATCAGTTTCTACCGCTACTGATCCTAGGCTCGTGCCGTTTAATGTCATAGTCAATGTTATCGGACTTGAAGTTGCATCATTCGTTTTACCGGTTACTGTAAGCGCAGATTTATTTGTGATTAGCCCTGTCTGTGGAGAAGAAATTGTCAATGTCGGCGGCACTGTGTCAATTGTAAATGTTGATGAAACGGTAGTCGCCGCATTTCCGTCATTATCTGACGCATTGATCGTGATAGTGTGGTTTCCATCCTTAAGTGCCGTCTGTGGCGTAAATGTAAACTGATAACCATTTGTAATCCCTTTACTTACCATTCCTGTGCTTGAAGTTGTGTATGTAGTGCTGTCTACTTTAATTTTTACAGATGACAGCTTAACTCCTGATCCACCGGCTTCATCCACGACTTTAAATGTGATCGGCTGTTTATTGTTTGTCACATATGCACCTTTTGATGGAGATACTAGTGTGATCGCAGGCTTCATCGTTTCTTTTACAACCAGTCTCAATGCTTCTCCCAGAGTGGCATCTGTAGCATCTTTCGCCACTACAGTTCCCGCATCATTGGTAATCTCAATTTTAATCGGATAATACTTATTGGACAGATTGTATGATGTGGTTGCAGGGGCTGTAATTGTTCCAACCCATTTTCCATTACTTAAAGTAAGATTCGTCCACACTCCATCAACCTGTACCCTTACTTTTACAATTGCCATTAAATCACTCCTATCTCCTGTCCAGCTATAAGTTCATGATTGCTGGACCTGGTATATTTTGTTTCTGTGTAATATGTCTCTACATCATCTGCCACAACCGTTATTGTAACTTTGGTTTTCGTTGTGACTTTCTGACTGGATAATTTTGCACTGTATATAATTGGTCTCATTTCCATTAGATGATCACATCTCCTCCTGTATATAATTCAACTCCGGCGAAGTAATTTTCCGTAACAACTACTGAATACCCCCTGCACGTTGCCGTTGCGATAAATCCACCGGTCAAATCAAGCGTCTGGCTTTCAATCAATGTTGTCGATGTCTTGCCACCGATGGAATTTATATTCGCCCAATTTCCTACCTGCTCTAAGTCAACCAGGTACTTCATTCCCACCTTTTTTCTCAAGGCATGATAATCCAAAAGATAAGCGGCGATATCAGGTAATATATCAGCATTATAAATGGTGCATCCACTGTACTTCTTTATATTTTCTGTCTCTCCAGCTTCGATTTTATCCACACGTTTCTCATAAGAAAAAGTGGTATTTGCATATTTAATACCTGTGATCTGGCACTGTCCGTCATCCGGCATGTTAATGATGAGATAATTTGTTTTTACTTCTTTCAGCGTGCCGACACTTGCCGTGATGGACGATGGAAGATATGGACTTGAGAATGTGATCTTGGTATCTCCTGCCGGCAATGTTTTCTTATAAATGTCTGAGTTTTTTTCTTCCAATGCATAGTTTTTCATCTCAATATTCACACCAGAGATATATTTTTCAAGAGATACTTTCGTATTTCCATTAAATTTGCGATCCGTCCCGACAGTGGATTTCACATATCTGTCTGGCTTATAAACCTTGATGGTATCGCTCCGGCTGTCATCCGCAACCGCACCACACGCAAAGCATACCTGTTGCAATGCCTTACGGCACGTCTGGATGGCTAAATAGCCACTTAAAAGTGTGTTACCTACTTCTTCATCAATTACATATTTTTTTATTCCTGCTGTTGCAAATATTGCATTCAGTATCACTCCTGCACGGACATTGTTATATACCTGTCCTTCATAAAATGTATACTTATCTAATAACCCAACTACATCAACTAGCTTAAATTTTGCAATATTCTTTGAAAAAGAAAAATCGTCGATGAAGAATGCTCCCATAGGAATCATGTTTCCGTTATTAAACTCTGACAAAGTGACTTCCTGTGTTTTCTGCACACTATTCCATGCTCCGTTTTCGTTTTCTGCATCAAAATCATTATTCATATCAACAATTGAAATATCCGCTTCGTTGATAGACAAGGTTGCAGAGGTCACATCAATGTCTTCCTGCATCTTGGCTGTCTGGATCATATCCTTATCCCATATGATATATTTTCCGTATAAAATGTACTGAAGCTTAATATATCTCTGTGGAAAGCTTGTTCTTACAAATTCAATCTCGATTTTTCCGTAATTCTGCACCTGATTATTGCAAACATAAATAAGGCTGTCCGGGTAAAATGTTTCTGTGATTAATTTTGTACCGGCGATTGTATACCATGTGATTTTCAACTCTGCTGGTGGCTCATCTTCAAAATAAAGTGTGATCGCTGCGGACGTGTGCTGCTCTTGGAACGTGACTGTAATCTTAGGATCTGTTTCAAAAGTACAATCTTCCTTCGATAACGCATCATTCCAAAATGCAATGTCTTTCGGATTTTCCGTCAATACGCTTTTACTTCCATCTAGCACAAATTGGTTCAGTTCAAAAGTCCCATAACTTTTCTGTTCCGTCTGTTCTGCAAATAACTCTATTGAACCTATGCCCTGGTTATCATCTGTCGTGACCGAAGCATCCGCAAGTGCGGTAACATCTATAAATTTCATTTCTGCCCTGCAATATGTTCTCATAAATGCCCCCTTACGGTGTCTTAAATGGTTTTTTACTCGTCATTTTCCAAGACAAGCCTTTATATTTCGCTCCGTTGTCAAATACCTTTTCTACTTCATCTTTAATTGATGAAAAATACCCATAGAAATCAAACTGCTTGCTTGCATCCGGTAAAGATACATGATGGAATCTGTTTTCACAATCTGTTATATGATCCATCAGTTTATCATAAAGTCCCGAATCGTCTATTGTGCCAATTGAAATTGTATAGTTCTTATAGATTCCTATACTCTCAATATGAATATCTCCGTCCTCTGTTCTTTCTGCATACTTTTCCAAGAAATCCAAAGTCCTTTGAATAGACACCATAGGGATATTATATGTAATTCCATCAATGATAAGTCCTTGTGTATACTTATGTACCATCTTATCCCTCCGCTATCCCAAGTCTTATTTCTTCATCCTGTAAATACGGTAGATTGATTCTTGCGAACTCTTTACCATCCACCGCCAGAACTACTGTCTTTGCACCGCTGTAGTCCGGCATTTTGCTTGCAAGCTTTGATGCAAGGTCATCCATCCATCCGGTATTGTTTTCAAGTGGCAGGACAGCTTCTCTTCCGGCTTCTCCGATTTCCGCGAGTGTCATTCCGGTTGTTACGCCACCGTTGGCAAGACGAGGCAGATTTACAGTAGAAATTGTCGGAATACTTGGATGCCATGATCCGCCACCCAAAAAATCAGGTAAATCAAATCCAATGCTGTTAAAGCCAGAAATCAATGAATTGAGACCGTTAATAACATGGTTTACCATACTTTCAAACAACTGAATTACACTGTTTACAAATCCTCTTACGGAGTTTTCTGTCTGCCTAAGTGCTCTATCTGTATCTTTGGTAAATAAAACTTTAAGTGCAGAAAATACTAACTTTATACCAGCTAACAAAACATTTACTAAGTCTAATATTGTATCAACAGTACCTTTTACACTTTTTCCCAAATTATCCAAAATAGGTGATACTACTGGCAATATATTTTCAATAACCCACGCTATAATAGGCTGTAAAATATTTGTCCATAGATCATTTAATATATCTATAACTAGTCCAATTATTTCTATTACATTATCGATAACAGGCTTTAAATGGTTTTCATATGTATCTTCAAACATTTCAGCCCAACTTGCCAAAATTGGTTGAATATAGGTGTTCCAAAATTCAAGAAATTTTTCTATTAATTCTGACATTCCATTTTTTACATTTTCGATAAACGGATGAATATGTTCATCGTACAATTCTGTGATTTTATCGGTCACATGCTGCACGCCGTCTGATATAGTCGTTGTTAAATCCGCAATCACACCAAGAACCCCATCCAACGCATCTTTTAAAGCATCCTGATTCTCTACAAAAGGTGTCACGATGCAATCGATAATATCTTTTCCAAATTTTGCTGCATTCTCCGTAACCATCATGAATGCATCCGAAAAAATCTGAATCAGGTTTGCTGTGATCTGCTGTCCATTTTCATCCCCAAATACAGAAAATACATTTGCGAATGCATCTGCTCCCTGTGATGCCAACACTGAAATATCAGATGCTATATCAAACATGTCGATAATATAATTTTTTATATTTTCAGAATTACTTTCAAGATAAATAGATATCCCACCAAGAAGATTTTCTGCTATGGTAGCACCTATGCTTACTACAGATGCCGAAATGCTTCCAAGTGACCTTGAAAAAGTCATAGCAAAATTATCAACAGATGCAGAAACTTCACTATCTGAAAAAATATTTAAAAATGAATTCTTTATGCTTTCTATACTGGATTTAATATTATCAAATTGTAAAGAAACATCTAAATTGCTCCAGGTTTCATCCCATCCATTTTTAATAGAAACTTTTAATTTTTTTAAATAATCTATAAATGGCTGGATTTTATCTGATAATTCTTTTCCAGTAGGAACTTCTTCATATAAATCAGATCCACCACTACCAGTTCCACCACTACCGCTCCCAGAATCATTTTTCTGTAATACATTCAAGTCATCAAAAGCCGCTAATGCTCCAGCTGCTTTTTTGGCAGAACCGGCTGTTTTATCAAGAGATGCCGCATAGTCTACCTGCTGCTTCTTTGCCTTTGTCCAAGTGCTTTTTCCGCTTATAGCCGCAATAAATCTATTCATAGCATTAATGGCATTTGTAAGCCATGTGCATAAGGTTACGATTGCTGGTGTCAATGCAGATATGATAGGTGCTGTCAATGCTCCGATAGAATTTTTCAATGTAGCCGTAGCACTTGCCATTTCAGACATTTTTCCATTAAATTCAGAAGAATACTTCGCCATGTTCTGTATACCTTCTGTAAATGCCTTAGATATGGTCTGAGACACTTTCATAACCGCACCGAATATTGCAAAACTAACTACTGTCTGCTTTATATGTTTCGCCATGTCAGATATTAAGCCAGAAGATTTTTTTGCTGTTTTTCCTACTTTTTCAATGTCTTTCGCACCAGCACCAATAGATTTCTCATTGACAACGGTTTCTCTCATCTTCTGATTTAATACGTTTTGCTGATCTGTGATGCCTGCAAGCTTGTTGGAAAGCTTTTTGTATTCTTCTGTTTTTGTAGGGACGGAATATGCTTTTCCGGAGCTTTCGAGTTCCCTCATCTGCGCCTTAACGTTTGCGGCTTCTTTTCCCGTTTCTGCCATTTTGTTCTTGAGGTCTACCCATTTTGAGGAAAGCACTTTATCATCGCCTGTTTGCTCCATGCTTTTTATTTCGCCGCGAACGTACGCAATCGATTTAGATAAATCTTCTACATCATATTGCATTGCTTTGTATGTCCGGCTCTTTTTGTTTCCTCCGGTAGCAAGGAATTTTTCCTGCCTGTTTTGCAATTGCGACAGCTTGGATCGCAATTCTTCCAATTGCTTTGTTGCTTCTTTATACTGCTTTGATGGCGTGTATTTTTCTGTTTCTTTCAGTTTTTCTGAGAGGTTCTGACCTTTTGATACTAAACTATCAAACTGTTTGCCTAAGTTCTTATATTCTTCGGTTGGGATTTTTGCTTTTGCAAGCTCTCTCATTTTTTCCGATACATTGCTAGCTTCTCTTGCAAGCTTCTGAAACTGTGATTCCATCTGCATGAGCTTACTAGATGCTTCTCCATTTTCAATCAACGTTTTTATTCTGATTTCGCCATCATATTCAGCCATGCTAAAGTCCTCATTTCTTAAACTGTTTCAATGCTTCCTGTTCTGTTTCTTTCTGCTTTCTTATTTCTTCCATCATACGATCGTAATCGTCTATCTTTTCTTTTTCTTCGCTGGTATACTCTTTTTCTGGCTGTTCCAAAGCATATCTATTCTGTGCGTTTCTGATTGCATCTTTTTCCTTGGAACTCATGTTCTTTTCAATCTTCTTCTGTCGGATCTCAATTACCTCCATGAGAGAAGATAATCTTCTTGGCATATTCCAGATCAAGCCATTAAATTTCCACCAGTGCATATCTGCTACGGACAAATCAATACCGTATATCTGCAAAAAATCTGCATATATTCTCCATTGATCTACATCATAGTCAATAAAACGCTTTGTATTTTTGCTACTGCCGGTATTGTCGTGATACCATCCGTTTAAATACCAGGAAATACATTCATTTAACTCATGGTGCTGTGGATGGTCTCTAAGTTCTCCGTATTCATCAGAGAACATAAGATAAAGAATAGAAGTTGTTTTCTCGTACTCATTCATTTCTTTGTCATATTGCAAAATATAAATCTGCATACCTATGCGGAAATCGGTATTTACTTTGTATCCGTTCCATTCAGTAGGCAAATTGTCAAGCATGACATTGTTCATTATTTTGCCCCACGTCTTCTTACATTGTATCTGTTCTGCACCTGTTCAAAACGTTTATTGAAAAGCTTATTCATAACAGGGATAACCTGCTCTACAAACTCCACGATTGCAAGTTCATCCGGGACAATATCTCCGTAAATCTGTTTCATGGCATCTTCGCCAAACAACCCATCTATACTTTCCGTAATCTGCTTAAGATATTTCACACGAATGCTGTTAAGTTCTAATGCTGCATCCACATTAATATCATCCACATTCATATCGTCTTTGTGATTCTTTCTCCATTCGGCTGCTTCTTTTTCACAGTTCTGAGATATATTATTTAATTTATCAATTACACCTGCAAACTTCTTAGCTGTGTCTGCATTCGCTGTATCTACTGTTATAACTGTAATAAGATCTCCGTCTTCGTCTTTTATTGCAATTTTTTTTATACCACTGCTTAATTTAATTTCTTCCATTTTTAACATCCTTTCCTAATGTGGGACACCAAGGAAAGGTAGGCATCCCACATATGCTAATTTTTAATTAACACCTATGTAACTGGGTAATCTTCATCCAAAGCCAAAGCGCTTACTTTAGGCGCCCATGTGAACGATCCATCACCAGCAATAGTGATTGTTCCAAGTTCTACATCTCCATTTCCATTAATCTGGACTGTAGACTTTAAAATATCACCACCTGCTCCACCAGTGCTTGATGCACATACAGTTACTGGGACACGGATACAATCTCCGGATCCGCTTGTAATATCAGCTTTATAGAAGCGATAATAATATGTCTCGCACTGATCTCCTGTTGGAAGCTTTTTAAAAACATCATTAAACACTGTCTGCATTTCATCTGACAAATGTTCTCTTTCCGGAGACATTGAAAGTGCATACCCTTTTACAGAGTTGCTTGCATTTTTCATGTTTACGTACTGTGTGCTTTCTGTGTTAGGTCCCCAGTCTTCAGCAAGCTCTGTGAAACCGTCACCCATTTCAGCAAGCTTTTCAGTTGATCCACCCATAAGGCTTCCAATATCCAAAAGTGAGACCATGTTAGTTCTGTCTTTTGCCATGAGTATTCCTCCTATTTTTTATAAAAATATTTAAGCTGCATATTAATTGCTAATTCTGTTGTTTTCCCATCTGCTGTACCGCAAAATACATCTGATGTGCGGTTGATTTGTTCTACAACAAAATTTTTATCTTTTAGTGTGAATTCTCCACTCTCAAGGAACTTTGCAATATTTTCAAGCAGATTGCTTGCTGCAATATTATCCTTGTTTGTTGTTGGATTGCTTTTGTATACGATCTGGAACGTCATTTGTCCGACATAAGAACCGCTGACATATTTTTTCAAATAAACTGGGTATTGCGCCGGAAAAACTCCAATAGACTGAGTATCTTTTATGCTGTTCCATAAGATTGTTGAATTTGATGGTTTGAACCCGGGTGGAAAATCCGGATAACTATTTATCATATCAAGGATAGCTCTTTGCGCCGTTTCTGCATCTGATACAAGCATTATTTTTGGCTTTTCATCCAAATCATTTACCTCCAATCTCAAACCTTGGTATAAGGCTGTAAACACCGATAGTATTCACTTTGTAGCAATTCCCTTTTTCATTTACCATGTACTGAAAGAATTTACCTGGATAATCGTCTGAATTAATTAATCCAACCGGCAATTCCCTATCAATGAGAAGTTCATCTTTCTTTGCAATCACTACGAAGTCAAAATCATTACTTCTTAAAGTGAAATGCTTTAACTTTTCTTCTTCGCTCATGTTCTCCCAGTCTGGTGGATTAGCATAATTCAATGTGCCATCATTCGGGATTTTTACAAGAAAACTATCTGCATCTTTCATTCCAGATTTGTTTATGTTCTCTGCCTGTGTAAGCTCGATTCTTACATTTTCAAATAGAGTACCGAAATAATATTCAGTTTCTAAAGTGTCGTTGTAATGCCTGTTATATAAAACCACGGCATCTTTATATCCAATCCCCATAAGCTAAACTCCCATGTACAACAGGTTTTCACGCCTTGAATCGACCATTCCGGTTAGGTAATTTGATGCAATATCGTAGCACTTACTGTTAAGTGCTATTTCTGATTTTGCAAGTTCTACAAATGTAGAAGAAGATGCTCCGGCATCATAAGATACTGATTCACTTCCAGAAGTCATGCTCTTAATCATTTTCCCTTTTACAGTTCCGTCCGCATTTGCAATAACACCAAAGTTATTAACTGCCGCAGAGTACTCAGATACATTCTTTAGCAATTCAGCTATTTCGCAGGTGCAATCTTTGATATTATCCCACCATGCATCTTCTGATTCTGGCTGAGAATAAAACAAAATCCTGTTTGATGTGATCGCATTGATTCTTCTTTCTGCTTTTCTTTCATATGGAGCAAAGTCTTTTTCGTTTTCAAACAAACTTCCACCATATTTCGTTTGGTAATATTCAAAATCTACATATGACATTGCTCCACACTCCTTATTGCTGTGATAAGATTTCGCTGATAATATCAGCTTTCTTTGTTGCGGTCAGTGAATACCCTTTCCTCTCTGCCAGTGCCTTAATTTCTGCAACTGTAAGAGAGTTTAAGTATTCTTCCGTGAGTTCCCCACTAGCATTTACCGCCTGTGTAGTGGGATCTATTCCCCCGGTGTGATTGAAACGTTTGCTACTGCATCAATGTACTCTGCAAAAAGTACAAATCCTAACAGCGCATAAGTTACGCTGGTTGCGCAATCGTGATCGCCTTTTACCTTAAATCCGATAAGATTTGTTTCTCCGCTGACAGTGTAAGAAAGACCGGCTTTCTTAAAATCTGCGTCAGATGGATCTACATAGTAAGCAACAATGTTGTTTACAGCTGTTGCCAGAACTTTTCCGGCTGGGATTTCGTTGTCAGAGCAAAGGATCATAATGTCTGCTCCAAGAAATTTTTTGATATAGGTAAGTCCGAAGGCTGTCTGCAAAGTAATTTTTGAATTTCCAAGATAATCATATAAATCCATCATATTTACAAACACTGCAACTCCTGTAGCAGTTTTGTGCATTGACTTGAACTTATTCTTGACAGATCCAATAGCTTTAGCTACAGCCATCTGGAATGTTTTTGTAGTGTTTGTAAGTGTACCAGTTTTCAGATAGTTGTAGAATTTTGTTGTAATATCATCCTGCAGGTCTGTCTTGAACTCTTCGTCTGTCATTCCACAAGCTGCTTCATATCCATGATTCATGATAGCTTCGATAGAAACTTCTTTTGCATATTTTCCAAGAGTAATCTCTGAATAAGGTTTCTCTTTTACATCGTAATGTGTTCTTGGAATCACATCACCTTCTGCTACAGTTCCGCTTTCTAACGTTCCTTCTACATATTTGCTTTTAAGAAGAGTTCCAGGCGTTTTTCTAATTGCTCTTGAAATTCCAAGAACCTCTCTTAAAGCTTCCCAGTTTCTTTCAAAAGATGTAACAAAATCAATTTCCCTTGCTGTTACATCAATGTCTTCTGTTTTAATCAGTCCTTCGTTTGCTGCAAAGAACTGCAAATTTGTACTCATCGTTAATCTGTTTTTGTTCATATAAAACTCCTTTACTGTTGGAATAAAGAAATGTTTTCGGCAATTGCTTTCTGACGTTCTGATCTATCTTTGATAGATAAAATGCTCTCTCTTGTTGTAGGCTTATCACCACCAGAATTGTTTTCATTCGGTTTTGTGAAATACGCATGTGGAGTCGGATGATTCTGTTTATTTACAAATGCATTTGCATCTGTCTTTTTAGCTTCCTCAATAAGATCACTGAACCCTATCAGTTTTCCGTTTCTCACGCTTACGCTTTCGGAAATGTCTTTCATAATGGCTTTCTTTGCAGATTCAGAAGTAAACTCGATTTCCGCAAATGCTTCTTTCAAAAGTTCATCCTTCTCATGCTCTGCGATTTTGGCTTCATAATCTTTTTTGGAATCCTCTGCCTGTCTCTTCCAGTCATCACGCTCTCTTAAAATGTCTTCCGGGCTTTTTCCATCCAACCCTTCAAGCATTCTCTCTGCTGATTCTGCACGGGTTTTCCACTGTTCAGATTCTGATGAAGCCTTATTAACCTTGTCTTCCATTTCTTTCTTGGAATACAGCTCTTCACCCATACTCTTTTTAAGAGACTCTTTCTGTTCGTCTGAAACTTCAATTCCGAGTTTCTTTAATTCGTTTGCTACGTTTACCATGTTTCTACCTCTTTCTTTCCAAGTTGTTACTCCGGTCAGTCCGGCACGAATGAGTTGCTATTTACTCCATAGCTGGCAATTGGGAATGAAGGAATCGAACCCTCGACAACCCGGATATAAGCCGTGTCTTCTTCCACTGAATTAATTCCCAAAAATAAAAAAGCACGCCCAAAATAGGACGTGCCATGCATCATCCTATAATTATTCTAGGTTAGCGAACAGAATCCCTTTTTCTGTCCGGTACTTTTAATATTCTTTTCAATATATATTTTAACCTATTTTAAACAACTTTTTGTACCATTTTAAAAAGGGAAGATTGCTCCACCCCTTTTTGCTATTTCCCACCGAAATACCTTCTAAGCACTTCTTTTTCTTCTTCCACAATGCAATCCTTTTTTAATCTGTTGCACTGGTCGTATATATACTTTCCGTACTCTTCTAATTTGGCTATCATTGCATTTTTATTTTCCAATGTAGGATTTTTAATGTATTCTTTTTTAAGCCCTATATAGTCCTCATACTGCTTTATAACATCCATTTTCAATTACCCCATTCAAAATATCATCTGCTATTCCAACGACTTCTCTTCCATAAAGAGACAGAAAATCCGCTACGATTTCCTCTACATTTATTGGAATGTGGCAATCATATGAAAATGAAGCGCAGTGTACCAACTCATGAGATAGAACTTTCTCTAACAGACTTCCGCTTAATGCATTTGACAAATAAACCGTTCGTTTGCTCCAATCTGTAACACCAAGTGTAATTGTTCCGTCTGAACGCATCAAGCATTCACTATTAGGATTTACATATAAAATATTCCATTCAACATCATTGATTTTAAACACTGCGCTCACCTCTTAGATTTTCTGTAACATCATCTGTAATTCATTTCTCCACATCTGCTTTTCTTCCGGAGTTGCATCTGATGTCATTTCAGTAATATCCATCTGCATATCTCGCAAGTAATCTTTTCTTGCTTTTGCACGCTCTTTTTTATCTTCTTCTGAATTGCCATGATGGTTTTCTCTGGTCTCCATATAAGTACGTCTGGAAATACCGGCTTTTCCCTCTCTTGAATCCCTCGGATATGATCTATCTCCCATCATTCCGGTATCTGTATACATCCTTTTCAGGTCTTTCTTATCCATGTCTCTCATGTGCTCTGTATCTTCGTAATCATCCGGGTACATGTGATAATATGGTGGTTCATCATATCCTCTTCGTTTTCCTCTGCCTTTCGGCGCAAATCTTCCATCAGCATAACGATACCGGTCGTAATATCTTCGGTCATCCCCATACTCTAAAAGCTTCTCCATGATATCTGCTTCGTCCGCTTCGTTCATTGCCTTAGTAATTGTGGCATAATACTCTGCTTCTGACAGATCCTTTATCATGTCAATCACTTCTCCCATTTCTTCTGTATTGACATTCTCAATCCCTTTTTCAATCTCACATGAGGATTTTTCAGCAAGGCATTCAAGCATTTTATGAATTCTTTCAATATGCATATACTAAGCCTCCCTTACTACAATTAAATTACTATTCTGAACATCGATAGTCTGTCCAGATGTATTCTGAACCGCTATTGCGCTGCAGCATCCACAAGGAACATCTACATAAACCTGTGCAGATACATTGAATAAGTTTTCTACTGCCGCAGGTGTTACGATCATTCTTGTAGACTGTAAAGGCTCTCCGTCAATTGCGATTGCAAGAGAAATAGCTTCCACCGTTCCACCGGTTGGGATCTGGATATTTCCACTATAAGATACAAGAAATCTGGCTTTGCACTGGTTTGTGATTCCTCTTAATTTAACTACTCCGCTTCCCTGTCTGTGAACGATACATTTTGTTCCGCAAACCGGTGTCTCAGTAAATGCGACATCTTCTCCTTGCAGGACAGTCTGTAAAGCATTGGCTGTAAATTCTGACATAATATTTTCCTCTCTTTCAAAAATATAAGGGCAAACATTGAAGTCTGCCCTTTGTGTTTAAGTAATACTGCTATGCAGACATAATCTTGTCGATTAAGATACTTTAATTATTCAGTTGTCTAACATCCGCATCCAGTATTGCAACCACATCCATACGGAATGTATGTGTTCGGGTTTGGCACCTGGTATGCTGGGATTGGTGATGGATTAACAGCGCTGATAATATGATTTGTCTGTGCTGTCATAGCGGTAGTCAGAAGTGCGTTCTGTCTATCCTGTGATGCTGCAAGTCTCAAATCATTATTTTCTGCCTGCAACGTTGCGATCTTATCCTGGCATAAGTAGTCAAGTATCGCTCTTGTTCCGGCATTCTGGCTGTCAATAATATCTCTCGTGTTGTTGTTCATGGTGTTCTGTAATGCGCAAGTGTTCTGCGCCATGTTGAAGTTTACACCCTGGATAGCTTCACGAGTTTCGCAGCAACAATTTGCAAGCTGAGACTGAATAGCATTTGCATTCTGCATTCCTGCTACTGTGTCCGCATTAATTGCCTGCTGAATGCTGTTAAATCCTGTCAGCATTCCGTTGTTTACTGCATAAAAGCCGTCACAAAGACCATTTGTAATGCCATCAAGTTTACTTATGACTGCTGAATTGTCAAATCCTCTCTGGATATCAGCCTGTGTAGCCGCAGTTGCGGTATAACCGCCACCACCATTACCACCGAATCCATAACCGCCCCATCCACCGAATAAGGCAAAGAGGATAATGAGAACCCACCAACCACCGTCACCCCATGCACCGTCATTACGGTTTCCACCAGTAACGGCGGCAATGTCCGCTAAACTTGGAGATGAATTAAACATATGTGTTCCTCCTAATAAAATTTATTTATACATAATCTTGCAAGAATAGTATCAATGTTTAAAATGGCTCATGATTTCTTCCGGGTTAAGGCCTTTTTCTTTGCACAAATTTCTGGCAAGCTGTTCCAGCCCTTTACTGTCTCCACGGTTCATCATGTCAAATGTATTTTTCATGATCGGATTATTTGAAAATTGAGAGTTGCTCATCATTTGACTTAATATCATCTTAGGGTTTCCACCACACTGGATCATCTGCATTAAATTCATTCAGAATCGCTCTCTTTCTTTGCTCTGGTAGTCCTCTGGGACTGAGTTATTTTAGCTTCTATCTGGTCTAATCGCTCCATTATCGGGGCAAACAATGTTGCCGTGTCTTCTTTCGGTAATTCATTCTGCTTTCCGTCTAACTGCGGTTTATATGTCACTGTCTGAATAAGGCCATTAGCACTCCACGATTTTATATAAACTTCTGATCCATCTGCTTTTGGGAAAATGGCAAATGGTGCATTCATGGGAACGTCATTCGCTGTGACTTCCTCAACAGAATTAACCATTCTTCCGCAAAGTCCAGCTTGTTGCGGCATGATCTGTTGCGGGAATTGCTGTTGAATCTGCTGTGGCTGTTGATATTGAGGATAAGAATACTGGTTATATCTCTGATACTCGTACATAATAAACCTCTCTTTCTATCTTCATTTTATTATTAACAACACAATTGAACCACCCCAGTAAAACCCCATTAAAAGGACACAAAAAAGACACCCTTAACGGATGTCTTTAATGAGGAGAAAGTTATGTAAAATGTTGTCCAGTTACCTTAAGAATTTTATGTTGCATTTTTACGTTAATACGTCCGGCTGTCTTAGTCGAAATATGCATAATTTCTGCACATTCTTCTAGCGACTTTTCTTTCTTCCGTAAATCAAAGAGCGTTTCTTCTGTCGGTGTGAAATCACACAATTCTTTTATATGCTCTTTTTCTTCTTTGGTAAAGCACGTAACAATGTTTTTCATTTGCTTTACCTCATTTGGGGGAGTTTCCGGCTATGACGGTGAGTTGTTATCTCGCTTGAATTCCACTGCATTAATTAAAGAAAGGTGGATAACCAAGTATGTATGGTTAACACATTATTATAATAACATATTATTCCACTTTCGTTGTACCATTTTTTTCGATTTTATTTTTATAAGCCGTTGCTCGTCCATTTGCAATCGCAGACTGTTTTTTACTAAATCCAGAAACCTTCGTTCTATCGCCTTGCAATTGAAGATCGTTATTCTTACAGAATGATTGAAGCCTTTTATTCTGCATTCGCAGTTTATATGCCAGTTTATCATATTGAGGTTGCAAGATCTCTTTTACATCTGTTTCTGCAATCATATCAAGTTCCTGTTTCTTGGTCATAATTTCACGCTTTGTTTTGCGAATTTCTCTTTCAAGTAATCTCTGCTTCTGCTGCAAATCATAAAGCTTTTGACTTTCATCTGCATTTATATTCACATTTCCGTTTTCATCAAGATACTTATTTACCATGTCTTTTCGCCACGGACCATGTGAATGTCTACAGTTGTATCCGTGAAGTCCTAAGAGATTTACAACAGTTCCCGTTCCGGTTTTAGAGTCTATGGTATAACCTGTGCTTTCAAGAAGATTCGGAAATCCTGGTTCGCTACCGATTATTTTATATGCCTTGCCTTGCCAGTGATCGTGAGATGGAATCCCTGTTGGATTCTTTTTATCATATCTGGCACCCGGATGCGCTGATACTAAAACATACTCTATTTTATTTTGCGCAATATAAATGTTCGTCACTTGTGCCGCAGTCTGATTCATAGATGTGACAATGCAACACCGCACTGCCGCTTCAAGAGAACGCTTCGTTCCAGTAGGGTATTCTACCATAACACCAGATTCTGCATATCTATCCAGAACTTCGCAGACTGCACTGCTGTAAGACTGCATTCCAGATGCAACTCGATAATCAACCTCATTTAGCATATTGAGTAAGTCTTTCTGTGTCTGGTTAATGGTTGTCTTTGTCAAATTATCAAGTTCACCATATGTCTTTATTAACTCTGCATTCATTGCCAGAATTGCCATATTATTTTTTAGCGGAGATATAATATCTGATGATGATATCTGCGTCAAGACTTCCTTATCATCTGAGAATGATGTCATAACACTATCCCTTAATAATCTTCGAACCTCATTTCTTGATTTTCCAGACATTTCAGATATTCTTTTTACAATCTCTGTGTTATGCAGTCCCATCTGTTGGAGTTTCCACAATTCTCGGTCGGCAGTTCCTGACAATTCACCGGATTTTATCAATCGTGTTGCAATGTCTGATATAATCCAATTTTCAAGATCCTGATACATCTCAACCAGTTTATCAGTTTTTCCGTAAAAATAATCCGGTCTAAGCATTATCCTTTTCCAACCTCTCTTTTAACAAGATCAATCCACTGCTTACCGTGATTTTCTTTTGCAGTTTCAAACCAACGTTTACCTGTTCCCGGTGTGTGATATTTTAATTCTGTTCCTGTCGGATACTTCTTTTCTCCACGATTCGCCCATGATCTTCCGTCTGCCGTCAAATAAAGTTCGCCTACGTACTGATAATGCGCATATGGTGTGTCTACTGTAATCAATCCGGGTTCTTTTATCTGCGTCTTGTTTCTTAAATCGCCCTGCTGCATAGGTGTGTATTTTCTCATGTCATTTACAACCTGCTCATCAAGGACATTCTGCGCATTTCTTAAATTTTCATCTATTCGCTTAGTATCAAGCTTAATATTAAAGCTTCCAATGACTTTATTATATTTCATATTAACGCATCCATTTCTATCACTTTTCTAAATAAAACTTAATCGTCTCTATCGCAGTCTTTTTCTGAAGCTTTACTTGAACCATCTCCGGCGGTTCAGGTTCAGGGATAATATATCCACCTTTTAAAATACCATTTATAGAAAGTTTCGGTATCCCTTGAATTATTTTACTCCTCTCCAAATAGACCACCGCTGTTCCTTTCCGCATCTTCCTGCGCTCTCTCTGCAAACATGGCATCTACTTCATCATCATTAAATCCCTCATATTCTTTAAGGTATTTACGCTTAGAATAAATACCTTGAATCATTAAATTATATGCTCTTGATCTGTCCTGTTCGAAGCTTGCAAGCAAATCTTTAAAATAAAATATATCTTCGTCCGGTACATCATCATCCAGTGCATCCACATAACCGGCAGGGATTCCGTAAAGGTCGCAGAATACATTGATTGCATAAATGAGATTTTTTAATGCTGTCTTTATGCATTTCCGGATGTCGTTAATCGTCTCTACCGTTTCATTATCGTCACTTTCAACCTGTGTTGCTGTCAATCTTCCAGATTTTCTGTCAAGGATAAACTGCCCTTGTGAGAATCCGCATTTTGTCGAGATCATAGAAAGAACACTGTTAATGTCTGTGATTCTGTCAGAAGTGAGCATGGTCGGTACATGTTCATCAATCGTACTTTTTGAATCAAGCCCCAATTTCAAGCCTTTAACGAACCGAGGAAGCTCTACTGTTGAGGCACGGATGCCGCCTTTTCCCTGTTTTGTCAGCGCGTTCTCATCAATAAAAGTAATGTGCTGAGAATCCTCAACCTCATTTCCCTTTTTACTCCATGCGATATCAAGATCTCTAAGCTCCATAAGTGCATTTGAGAAAATCGATATACCTTCTGGTGATGAGTAGTCGATCGTATTATTGAATGGAGTTTTCAAATAAGCAAACAGTGGCTTTTCTATATTCGCAATATGAACGACTTCATCGATTGAAGACCACTCAGGAACGTCATGCAGTTCTATCTTTTTACCAAGTGAGTTACTGCTGTTTGATTTGAACGCTCTGTTCTGGATCTCGTACACGTTCATCTCTTCGCCCTCTTTATTTTTTGAGGTCGTGAAATGATGGTATTCAAGCCGGTAGTAATACACTTTATCTTTTAAAAGTCGATTAACGAAAACGCATCCTCTGATATCTCCATTGCTGGTCTTTTCTGTGATTGCGAAATCCCACGGCATAATATAATCGATCATGTTGTCTGGGTTCATTGAACCGTTTGGTTTTAAAATTATACCACCAACTCCGAGCATATCTTCGACTTTGTCTCTGATAGAAGTGTCAACCATTGCCCTGATGCACTTATTAATAAAATCAGCTCTCTCTGAACCTGTTACGCTCACTGATAAATCCATACATGCTTTCTTTGCTGTGTACTGGCAGAGAAATTTTGCAAAATTTATCGTCCTGATGTCATTTTTTTTTGAATCCACCCAGAAAGGGCTTCCCTTAATGATGTCGTTCCATCTCTGCTGTGAGTTCTCAATCTCCGGAGAAGTAATAAACTCGACATTAAATTCTTTCTCAGCATCTGTTCTAAAAAACTTCATGATCGTCTCCCTTATTTTTTCAAAAAAATTCATTTTTTAATCCTCATAATCGTCGCTGTCTTCATCATCATCATCATAAAGACCGTCATTCCTTCGGCTGGTCATGATAATCCTGTTCAATGCATAAATGTTAGCCATGATCGTATCTTCTTCTAAGGTCGGGTATGCATCCGAAAATGAACCATCTGGAAGCTGCTCATGTTCTGCTTTTACAAACTCTCTTTCTGTATTCGGGCAACGTTCTGGATCAATGACAATCTTATTGCATCTCTGCAACCACTCCCAGCAGTAATCCCTGCCTTTTCCGCTTCCCCATCTTTTCTTTGCCCCGATTGCATTAAACCCCCAGTCCTGCATCTCTGCGATTCCGTCCGGTCTGGCAGAATCGCATATTATCTCGACATTCATAAACTTCTTTATCTTTCTGGCAAAGGTAGAGTTTTTACATTTTTTAGAATACACTTCGCCAAAAATGTAAAGAGTGTCCGTCTCGTAATCGTAATAGTTCTGGCTGAACACCTGTGGGTGTGTGTATCCGAAGTCCAAACCGTGGTTTACTGTGTCAAATGTCATTAACTCCTCATCCGATATTTTTCGGATTTCTAAATTGTCGAAGATGCCGCCGCCTGTTCCAGTGACTTCTCCGAGATAATTATTTTTATAATATAATGGTTTATGAATCCTGAACCACTCCGCACGCTCGAAGAATCGCTTTCCTAACCATTTCACTGGGACATTATAATAATAACTGTGGCAGATCCGTGTCTGTGGCTTATTTTTACACTCTTCGGTGTACTCGTTCATAAAGTTATTTTTTGACTTCGGAGGATTGAAAATTTTTATGTCAAGTGCTGGTGTATCTGCTCGCAAAAATGTATCCTCTATGTTATCCATCTGCTCCACACCTGCCATCTCGTCGCACTCTTCATGAATCAGCATCTTAACATATCCGAATGGCACGTTGAAAGATTTTAAGCTGATAGGCTTATCAGCTCCCACGAACATTACCATCTGCCCGGTCGGCTTATACACCGCACACATCGGAGACTGCTTAAAGTCCCAGTTATCCAGATCATTACACCGGATCACCACCTTCATAAACTGATTATAAACAGATCCTCTCAAGTCAATCTTATATCGTCTTGTGTATACGATATGCGCCTGAGGATCCTGTCTGATCGTCTCATATGCAAGATTCCCCCAGAAATTGGACTTAATAGAACCTCGCCCGCCCTTCGATATAATCTCGTGTATGTCTATCTCTCCGGCAAATGCTTCATGTACTGTTCTGTAAATCTCCACGAAGTCAGAAGTAATATCCGTGATTGGGATTGTCCAGAGTGCCGACTTCTCTCTCTTCTCTTTCTCTTCGGCTTCGAGCTTATGCTTTTCAGCAATCGTCAGCGCTTTCTCCAGTCCGTCCATTGCCTTAAGCTGATCGGAAAAGTCCGGGGCGAATCCAAGACCGTCCACGACTTCGCCCTTCGCTATTTTACTTCTGCGCTCTTGGATCTCAGCTAGCGACATGATATCTCGGTGCTGTTCTTTTTCAATGTGCTCGATCTGTTTGGCTATATATTCGGAAACGCTAACATTTGCTAGCAATCGAGCCGCCCCTGCGTTAGCTCCATTTTTACTATATCCTGCCTTTCTGAACGCCCGTGTGGCATTTCCGCCATTCTTTATATACTCATCTGCAAATGCTTTTTGTTTCGGTGTGAGTTTTCCCTTCATCCACTCACCGCCCATCTCGCATTTTGTTAATTGCATTTACTATACGGTAAGTGTCCTCTGCCATCTTCTTTACATTCTCCGGCTTTCTTAATTCCTCTATTGTCTTTTTAAATACATCTTTTAGCTCCGGATCATCTCGAAACCGTTTCTGAATTTTCTTTCTGGAACAATCGAGACAAATATCTATTCTCTGCTCCTGCGGAAGTATCTTTCCGCATTCTCTGCATTTCGTCATTTGCTTACCTCCTTATAAATTTCAAGTAAGCAGAATATTACTTCTGGGATAGATGCCGTTTTAAGAATCTCATAATCTTCTGTTTTCCATTCTTGTTTATTTTTCTTGAAGGTGTACACTGGTGTAAGGATTCTGTAAATTGTGATCATGCGCTTCTGGTCTTCACTGTAAAATTGATTTTGGTTTATTTTTACAATCAGTCCGCACTGGACAATCGCAGTCTGAAGCTTTTTAACTTTTCCTTTTAAATTTGCCAAGGCGCACACCTCCCATCATTTTACTTATAATTTTATTATAAGATATTTTTTAACTGTTTTTGTTCCATTTTTAGGCATAAAAAAAGAGGCTATATTTCAAGCCGCCTTTTCCGTACATTTTTTATGATGCAAAATCCATTCTGTAATCTCCAACGATGTCAAGTCCGTCCCACATCTCCGGGATATCCTCTTCGTCGTTCATTCCTTCGATTGCGTTTTCTCTGAACTCTGAAAAACCATCTGCATTATTTTTATAAATCATGATGCCGTCTTCTATATGCTTCATAATATCGCTTTCTGCCATGTTGGTTTCTTTTTTTAATAATTCAAATAATTTTTCGTTTGTCATCGTTTATTCCTCCGTGTATGTGTTTCCCTTGTTTCTGATATTATCAGAAACCTAAAACAGTGTATTGTCAATGCCTTTTTACATTATTTTTAAAGTATTTTATTTTTCTGTATCTTCTACATATTTTATAATGTTTCCCGGCTGCATGTCCAGCAGTGCGCAGACCTTTTCTAATGTGATGATCCCGACCATTTCGCCACGCCTTAGCGACTGAATGGCGTTTTCTCCTAAAAGCCTTTCTTTTCTTAATCGTGTCGTGTTGTATCCGCTTTCTTTCAACGTTTCTAGTACATTTATTTTATAAGTAAGCATTGTTTAGCACCTCTCTTTCTTTATAAAGTAGTATACATTATTTTATACTTTCTTTCAAGCATATTTACATTATAAATAATGCACAAATATTATCTATTAGTTGTACATTATTTTTGGTGCATTTGCATATTGAAATTGCACCGTTTTTAATGTATTATAATATTAACGAAAGGAACAAGAAAACAGAAAGCGAGGAAAACGAAATGAAAAATTTAAGTGAATGTAAAGAATATTATAAAGATTTATACATGGATTGTTTGGAAAATGATTCATTTGAAAAAAACATTTTTGAAAGCACTGAAAAAGCTCGATATGAAACATTCTGCGAAACATTAAAATTTATCTATGGTGCAGATTTTGAAAATATTATGCCGAACTGGTCAAATGATGCATTGAAAGAATTTTATTCGAGAAAATAGCCGAAACGCCCGCGAGGGCGTCCGGATCTGGTGCCGCTGATCCGCTGATGATGGCAGGCAGAAAGGAAAAAAATATGAAACCATATGAAGAGGATTTAAAAGAGCTTAACATTTCAGATGAAGAATTTAACAACATCATTTCACATATTTACGATAAAACAGCCGAAGAGATGGTTGTTCTTGCGAAAGCAATTAAAAACGGTGCTCGTGTTCTCCCGGCTGTAAAAAGAGCATTTGAAAGAGTTCTTGCAATGCGATCTGAAGATCGCCGGGAAGCGTTCGAAATTTATTACAGCGATTTAAACACGATGTGTTTTAACTGTAAAAAGTGCGGCGCTGATTGTGCCGGAACAACCAGTAAAGTCTGGACTGGTTGCGTATATAGAACGCTTTAAGTCGAAACCGCCGCCCGGCGGTCTGTAGGAACTGCCCCACCTGCACCGATGAGACAGGGCATAAATGAAAGGATGGTTGATTTTATGATTGAAAAAATAATGATACTACATGAATTGAAGCTTGCCGGATTTGACATTTCTGAAAATCTTAAAAAAATGTATCAAAAATACGGAAAAGAAGAATTTGTAAAAGCCGCAAAAAGTAGCGGCTACGGTTTTATTTTAAAATAATTAGGCAAGATCATCTTTACCGGGGTTCGATTCCACGGATTGTCTTTACCCAGATCACAAAAAAAATTTAGAATGTGGAGGAATTGAAAGTATGAAAAAATTATTTTTATTAAAAAAAGGAAAAATGAACTTTTACGCATGTTTATATAATTGCGGCATGTACGCAATAGAAAGAATCACCAAGAGCGTAGGAATGACGCTTGCAACGTTCGAAACGCTGGAGGATCTCGAAAAGTACGCCACCGAAAACGGATATAAAAAAGCATAATAGCCGCCGCAGAGGATGACCGCCGGATCACTGCCGGCGGTTTTTTTGTGTACGGATTTTTATATTTTAGCATCTACCTTGCATATTTTTCCAATACAGCCATTTTTATGCGTGCAGCTCTATGCGTGAATCAAAGCATTATGCGTAGCTGTCCATTGCTTTCTTCTTCGTACAAGCTCCGGCTGTTGAGCATCTTTAATGCCATTTTCTTTTTTCTGTAAAAATGCGTGCGAGAAATCGGCATAATCCCATAGCGTGCTTCCATTTTGTCATATGAGATATTATTTAAAATTGATTCTGCTATTTTATCGCCCAGGTAATTGTCTATGCGTGTGCATATCTCTATCGTTTCCTCTCTGCTCATTTTAAAGGCCTCCCTATGCGTGACACATAAGTTTCTTACAACATTATACCATATATCAGTTCATAAAAACACAACATATTATCGTATTCATGCAACATTATTGTATTTTTTTACCGGCATATTTCAGCCGGTAAGTGTTACCTATTCAGTTTTTACGATTTTATATCCTGGCACCCGAATGGCTCTAGGGCTTCCGATTTCATCATCCGTTTCCAGCTCTCCGATAGCTATCATCCTGATCAGATGATTATGTACACTGGATGTACTGCTCAGTCCTACCATGTCCCCAATCTCCCGAATTGTCGGGGCGTATCCGTGCTTTTCAATGTACAAAATGATTGCCTGCTTGATTTCAGCTCGTTTTTTAATTCCATGCTTCGTAGCGTTCATGTGCATTTTCCTTTCTTTTTATCAGTTAAAGTTCAGTTTACTTGATTTAAAATTTTTCTCATTTGCTCGATATTTCTATCATCAACAATATCAATCACTCCATGAATATTAAACGCAAGACTTTTGAACATGTCTAATGTGTTAATCATACTTTTCGCGTCTTTTTGAGTTATTCCACATAACGCTTCTTTATGTCCTAATTCAATTCCGGCAAGACAGCCTCTTGAATATGCATCATCCTCTGCGCTCCTTGCTCCTAAAAAATAGGCATTTGAGTCTTTAACAGTCTCATAATTTTTACAATTGGTTGCGTCCATATTTTGAATTATACCCATATTCCATGCTTGACACGCATGTTCGTGAATGCATTGCTCGCAAGTTCTTTTAGCTTTTTTATTTGCCATCTATATGCCTCCACTAAAATCTAATTAATCCGCATAATACAAATCATCTTTGATAAATTCTACAAACTGCTCTTCAAATTCTCCCATCGAAGATATGTCGAATTCATCATCTCCAAGTTCTAAAAAGGCTAATAATTCTGCCTTTAATGTTTCACTGTCCAAATTTGTTAAATAATCCATACTCGTACCGCCATTAAATTCTAATTTAACTATTTTATCTCCTGCTCAATATTTAAGTTTCTGAACATTGCACACATCACATCCACAACAATACTGTTTCCAAACTGCTTGTAAAGTTGCGTGTTGCTATTGACTGCTGCCATCTTGGAAATATCTTCATCAGATACTCCCATCAACCGTCCGCATTCTCTTGGTGTCAGCTTTCTGATACGGTACTGCGTAAATACTTTTGAATTTGCATCTCCATGCGTTCCGGCAATCAGTGTGGGAGATATACCACTATCGGAATAAACCGTTCCGCACTGAGAACCATCATTTGAAATCTGACCTACTTTTTCAATCCGTACAATCTCTTGATTTTGTGCGGTTAATGTAGGACACGTATTGCCATTATCTTGCACACGCCCTCTTCTTGTCTGGCTTTCTGGATAGCTTGCGTCAAAGCATCCACCAACTTCACATTCAATAGAACCACTTTTTGTAGCCTGCTTAATCAGAACCATATTGTCCTTCTGCACACTTGTTAAACAGTTACTTGTGCCTTGCATATTTATTTCTAACCTCTGTTCCGTTGGACTTCCAGTAGTTCTATCCGATGGATTGTCCGGGTTTCTGCCACGCATGGCAACTATCTGGCTTTCAAGTATTTTCGGCTCTTGATTACCGCCTTGCATTGTACTCAATGTTGGACTGCACCCCCCCCACATCATAAATTCTGTTGGTACTCTCAAATTTTGCTTCAAGAGAGCCTAAAACATTTACATTTGCCATAACTACTCCTAAATCATGTTGTTCAGCTTTCACACATCTTGCAATCGGATACACACCTCGTTGAAAAGCTGCTGTTACTTCTGTGTATATACTGCCTATTACTTCCATTCAATCACTCCAGTATCATTCTTGGCTCTTTATATTCCCTTGCGGTTATAGACGGTGCTGTATCTATGTATGTTCTTATTGCACCGTCCTCTAACCCACTCATGCTTGTATCAATACAGATTTTCTGCAACCATGTTTCCGACTTGCTGTTGGTTTGAGATTCCGCAGTCATATCTTGCCGTGATGCAGTTTGCAATTTCTCTCTGTTGTGGCTTATTGATTGTTCCGTCAACGCATGTCCGTCTGTCTGTCTGTCTGTCTGTCTGTCTGTCTGTCTGTCTGTCTGTCTGTCTGTC